ATGAATCTAATTCGTCAATCAATATGTTTGACTTGCGTTATCAATTACGTCTGCACGATTTGTATGACTTCACATCGGTATCATATGTATCATATGAAATTACCATGCAACACATTCGTACATTGAATCTATTGTTTTCTGGTACACCACAATTTAGATTTCATCGTCATCAAAACAAACTGCATTTAGATATTGACTGGACAAGAGACTTGGATCCAGGTCAATATGTTATCGCAGAATGTTATCGTCGTTTGCAACCAGAGTCAATCACGATTACTGGTACAGTTGCAGGTAACACAACATCAAATACAATTATTGGTACAAATACAATCTTCGATCAAGAGTTGGTAGAAAAAGACTTTATTCAAATTGATGGTACTGCAAAACAAGTTAAGAAAATTATTTCTCCAACAGAAATATTATTAGACAGTCCACATTCTTCTAACACATCAGGTATTACAGTTACTAAAGAAGGTAACACAGATGTTTGGAATGATCGTTTCTTAAAGAAGTATGCTACGGCAAAAATTAAACAACAATGGGGAACTAATTTGAAAAAGTTTGAAGGTATTCAAATGCCCGGTGGTGTTACATTAAACGGTCAAAAAATTTATGATGAAGCTATAGAAGAAATAGAAAAGTTAGAAGAAGATTTAATCAGCACAAATGTCTTGCCTAGTGACATGTTTATGGGATAATTATGCATGACAACCAACTTCTACTTCAATAATTTTCCCAAAGATCACATAACCGAAGAACAACTTTTAGTTGAAGATTTGGTTATCGAAGCCATGCAAATCTACGGCATGGACGTATTCTATTTACCTCGTACAAGTAGAGATGTTGTTGACAGAATTTATGGTGAAGATACACTAAAACAATTTGTCAAAGCATATCCAATTGAAATATATCTCGAAAATACTACAGCAATGGATGGTGACCAAGACTTTATGTCCAAGTTTGGTCTAGAAGTTCGTGATGAAATTACTGTTCTCGTTTCTCGTAAACGTTTTAAATATACAACAGGTGCTGCAAATCTTGTTCGTCCACGTGAGGGCGATTTAATTTATATACCATTACTGACTGGTTTCTTCGAAATCACATTCGTTGAACATGAAAACGATCAGGCAATGTTCTATACATTAGGTCGTGGACGTGGTGGTAATGTTTATGTGTATGCAATTAAACTTAAACAGTTTGTATTCTCAGATGAGATTATAGAAACTGGTATCACAGAAATCGATGAACAAGTAAGAGATTCTTATCGTAGAACTAATCTTCCTTTTGCAGAATCTGGAAATAATGTTCGTTATCTGATTGATGAAATCGTCTATCAAGGACCTGATCTTGCAAATGCAACAGCACAGGCAATTGTTCATTCAGTAAACTATACTGGTAATAATTATATTCAAGCAATACGTGTTCAAGGAAATTTTGTTTCTGGACAAATTATAAAAGGTAATACAAGTAATGCACAGTTTGGCATGACAGGATCATATGATAGTATGACACCGTTTGATGATGTAGGTTTACAGGACGCAATTGATAATAATGAAATTCAAGGTGAAGGATTTGACTTTATTGACTTTACAGAAACTAATCCATTTGGTGAACCATAATGTTAGGTAACGCACATTTTTATAACAGAACGATTCGTAAAATGGTTATTGCCATGGGAACTGTTCTTAATGATATTGAGTTAGTTCGTTACACTAAAGACGGATCTACCGCAAAAGAAAAGTTTAGAGTTCCTTTATCTTATGGTGCAAAAGAAAAATACTACGTAAGATTAACAACTGATCCTGATCTTGTTCGTTCATTAAATGTAGTCGTGCCTCGTATATCATTTGAACTTACAGGCATGTCTTATGATTCGTCACGTAAGATGCTTTCTACGTTGACAAACAGTGCTGCACAAACCGGTACTACTGCGTACAAACAATACTTACCAGTGCCTTACGATTTTAATTTTTCAGCATCAGTATATGTTCGTAATACAGAAGATGGTACACAAATTATAGAACAGATTGTACCGTTTTTTACACCAGATTTTACTGTAACTGCAAATCTAATTCCAGAACTTGGTTTAAAATATGACATTCCAATTATATTAAATTCTGTAACAAATGAGGTTGACTATGAAGGTGATTTTATGTCAACACGTTTGATTATTTGGAACTTAGACTTTACTGTAAAAGGATATCTATTCCCACCAGTAAAAGGTGGTGCTAAAACAATTCATTCCGCAAATACAAATATACTTGATATGAGTTCTGCTAACTTAAAATATGCAAACATTATGACTATGCCTGATCCTTCCAATGCAATGCCAGACGATGAGTATGGTTTTGCAGAAACTATAACTGAGTATCCAAATGCATGATGAACAAATCAAATCAAAAATTATCTGAAGTATTTGACCTGGAACCAATAACTCCAGAAGATACTGTCCAAGATTTAGTACCCATAAATAACTCTGTTGCTACGGATGATGCGGATTTCGCACGTTCTAATATTAAGAATCTAATTAATAGTGGCAGTTCTGCGTTGAACAATCTTTTAGTGGTTGCAAAAGACTCACAACAACCTCGTGCTTACGAAGTTGCCGCAACACTGATTAAAAATCTCTCAGACTTGAATAAAGACTTGATGGAGATTGAAAAACGTAAACAAGATTTAACTGGCGAATCTACTAAACAGTCTAAAAATATAAATGTGGATAAGGCAGTGTTTGTGGGTTCTACAACCGAATTAGTAAAATTTTTAAAAAATAAACAGGAATAAACATGGAAACATTAGTTCAACAACTACGTGTCATTCTAGGTACAAACTTCAGTCTATACTTTAAGGCACATTCATTCCACTGGAATGTTGAAGGTTCTAACTTCAACGATTATCATGCATTCTTAGGTGTGTTGTACAATCAAATTTGGGCAAACACTGATCTGATTGCAGAGAAACTACGTATGTTAGGTGTATATGCACCACCTTCATTAGGCAGACTATTAGAGTATTCTGATGTTGCAAGTGATGCAATTACAATTCCAGATGCACGTATGATGTTCATGGAATTAAAGATTGATAATGATAGAATGATTACCAATTTACGTGCGGGTATTGATGCTGCTGACGAAGCAAACGAACCTGCAATTGGTAACTTCTTACAAGATTTATTGGATCAACATCAAAAACACGCATGGATGTTAAATAGTCTACTTAAATAATGGAAGACGGTTATCTTGGTAATTCCCGCCTAAAAAAGGCGGGAGTGCAAATATCTTACACTGAAGAACAGGTTGAAGAAATAATCAAATGTTCTCAGGATCCGGTTTATTTTATTAAGAACTACGTCAAGATTGTCAACGTAGATCGTGGTCTAGTTCCATTTGATATGTGGAATTTTCAGGAAGAAATGGTTAAGGACTTCCATGAAAATCGTTTCTGCATTGCAAAGATGCCACGACAGGTTGGTAAAACAACTACCACTGTCGGATATATGTTGTGGTGTGCATTGTTCAATGAAGAATTTGTTACAGGTATTCTTGCAAATAAACTTCAACTTGCCCAGGATATCTTGGGTAAGATACAAAAAGCTTATGAATATCTTCCCATCTGGTTACAACAAGGTATTGTAAACTGGAACAAACGTTCGATAGAATTGGAGAACGGATCTAAAATTTATGCGTATGCAACATCAGCTGCAGGTGTTCGAGGTGGTACATATAATCTAATCTTTCTTGATGAGTTTGCGTTCGTACCACACAACATGGCAGTTGAGTTCTTTACATCTACATATCCTGTTATCTCATCTGGTAAAACGTCAAAAGTAATTATTGTTTCTACTCCTAATGGTTTAAATCTATTCTACAAAATGTGGAAAGATGCGACTGAAGGACGTTCACTTTACAAACCAATTGAAGTTCATTGGTCACAAGTTCCTGGTCGTGATGCAAAGTGGAAAGAAGAAACAATACGAAATACATCGGAAGAACAGTTCCGACAAGAATTTGAGACAGAGTTTATCGGTTCATCTGCAACTCTAATCTCTGGTTCTAAACTTAAAACACTGGCATATTCTAATCCGATTGAGTCGGAAGATGGT